ATTCCTATTAATATTATCTATCTTTGAAGAAAAATCATTATAGATGTTCTTTGAGTTCTTTAGTATATCTTCAAGGTAACTATTATTTGTAATCATCAAGTTCCTAATTTCTACTATCGTTACACTTGTTGATGATGAGAATGAAGATAACGAGGCGAGATTAGACACTATTGACGTTACCAATTCCTTAGTCTGGTCTCTTGATATATTCCCTGCCGTTGTGAGTGCGATAATGTTAGTTGCCTGTTCAAACGTAATAGACGAAACTCCGTTTGCAGTGGCTTTCTGTGCGGCATTTTCATCTGAATATCCCATATAAGATGCAAGGTTGTCTGTTTTCTTTTTAAGTTCCTCCATCTTTTTTGAATATTCGGACTTGTAAGCCTCATAGTCTGACTGCGACATATCGCCATCAGATAGTTTCTTTGCCCATTTGTTCTGAAAATCTTTTAACCACTTGTCGAAATCATCGTTTAATATACTTCTGTTTACCAAAGATTTAAATAACATCTTTGCAAAATTGTTGCTCCAGTCTTCCGCATCAGCATTCATATCCATTAGAGTGTCCAAAAAAGAACTTCTAAGACTGTCAAACGATGTCTGTGTGAGATTGTTCTTTATTTGTTCTGTGAGTTTCTCTGTCTTTCCTGCTTGCTCAACTACTGCGTCCCAATATTCTTTCTTGTCATACTTACCTACTTCGGTGAGATATTTCCACAGGTTAGGAGCAAAATCTCTTATCGCTTTGAGCTGTTCGGGGGATAGACTATAAATAGAACTAAGACCCGTTATATTTGCACTGTCTACTCCTGCCGCTGCAAAAGCACGTTGAGCATCTCCGTTATAAGATGCTATCTTGCTGTCGCTTGCGTATGAATTATTTGAGTGGTGTGCGGAATGATAACCCATTTGCTTTTTGAGAATCTCCATACTATTGGCATTTATCTCTTTTTGCGCTTTGAGTGCCGTTTCGTATGCATTGATAGCCTTATTCCCTGCCGAATTCCCTATTCTTTCAGAAAGGCTATCTATCCGTTTCCCTAACTCCTCATTAGACTTTGTTAGTCTTTCGGTTGTCCTTGCGACTTCCTTTTCGTTGCCGCCACCGATACCAAGCATAGAACCAAAAGACTTAATGGCTGAAATTCCTTTGAGAGCTGCACCGATATAATTGCCACTTGCAAAGTCTCCTGCTGCTCCTGCCGCACTGTTGAGCGCATCGAGACCTTTGGAAACCTTATCCCCAGCCTTGCCAAGACCGATTGAGCCGAGTAGGTCGGGTATCTGGTCTATGTCTTTCTTTTCGATGAACTTTTGCGCATTGTCGAACCAGTCTGCTACAGCCTGTGCCAACTTGCGCTTTGCACCGTCTTCTGCCTGCTTCGCTTTGTTCGTTGCCGTTATGGTATTCTTTCTTGCTTCGGCAAGTTTAGCTTCGGCAATAGCCAACTTTTGAAGTATGGGAGACATAGAGTTGAACTTCTCATCTGTAAGGTCAATTTTACCATTTAGCGAAGATGTGGAGATTTCACCTAATGACATATTAATGCCTGTAGAAGACAATTGTTTCTGCGCTTCCTGCTTTACTTCGTTGAGCCTCAATGCTTCGGTGGCTTCCTGGTTTCGGGCAACATTTAGCCTTTCTTGTGCATCTGCCGCTTCTTTAAGCCTTCTATTATGCTCTCTTGTCTTTTCTCCTATGAAGTTCCAAATACCTTGTTGTTTGCCGAATTCTTCGTCGATAGCATTTATTTTTTCAGAAACGACCTGCATTTGGTCGATAGGAAGATTTCCACTGCTTAAAAGGTCCTGTAATTGGTCTCTTAATCCCAACAAGTAGTCTTTCGTATGACCCTGCAAATCAGAGAAAATGCCATTCCAATCAATACTTGTGTTTACATTGTCTTCTTTGGCTTTTTCTATCTCCTTATCACGCTGCATCTGTAAAGTGGCTTTTTCTCCAACAGATTTAGCGTTTTGCATTTTCTCTTCGTACTCTTTTGTAATAGCAAGTTTCTTTTCCTCGAATGAACCATACTCTTTAAGATATTCGTTGAGCGTGTTTATCTCTTCCTGCTGCCATTTCTTACGCTGTGCGGTATATTCTTTATCCGCCTTACTTATCAACGATTGTAAGTAACTTTCCTGGTCTGTGGTGAGCTTTATCTCCTTGTAATTCTTTTTACCCTTTTCGGTGTCAGAATAAACTTTTGTTTTGTCGGTGTTTTTATTATCCCAATCTCTCTTATTTTCGTCATATTTTGCCTTACGTAGGTCATCAGCCTCTTTGCGTACTTGTCGTATTGTCTTATCATATTGCAGCTGGTAAGCGGCACGTTCTTTCTCTCCTGCATCAGTGATTGATGCAATACGTTCTTCTTCCTTTGCCTCTGCTGCTTTTATAGCATCTTCTTCTTCCTTGTTTCTTCTTGTTACATTAGATTCAAATACATATTCTCTTTTTTTTGCTGCTTCTTCTGCTGCTCTTTTAGCTTTATCAGCAGCCTCTTTCGCCTTTCTCTCTGCTTCCTTTGCATTGTCTGTATCATAAGAAGAAGAATACACCTTTTCCTTCTTCGCTAAGGCGTTAATCTTTCTTCTTAACTCAGAACCCTTACGACCTGCCGCTTCTTGGTAAGAAAGTGAATTGAGCTGCTCCTGTAAGGCTTTCTTCTGCTCGGCAATAGGATTTGATTTTCCTTTGTTTTCACTATTATTTTTCGCAGCATCAATCTTCTTTTGTTTAGCCTCCATAGCAGAAGCATAGTCCGCACCTCTTTGTAGTAGTTGCTCTTTTGTAAAAGTCTTGCCATTTACATTCATGGTTTGTCCCTTTTTCAAAGATTCTCCTAAAGAAGTGAATCTCTTTGC